CTCTTTCCCTACACGACGCTCTTCCGATCTCGACGACGGTGGGAAGACGCTGGCGGGCTATGCGGCTGTGTTCCATCGCGAGGGCGACCCGGCGACGGAATACGAACTTTGGGAGGGCACTGTTGAGCGGATCGGACGCGGCGCGTTTGACCGGGCGTTGCGGGAACGGCACGATGCGCGGGCGCTGTTCAACCACAATCCAGACAACTTGCTAGGTCGGGTGTCAGCCGGCACGGTGACGTTGTCCGTTGATGAAGTCGGTTTGCGGTACGAAATCCCATTTGATCCCGATGATCCCGATCATCAGCGGGTGTTGCGGAAGATCGAACGGGGGGATTTGTCCGGCAGTTCGTTCGCGTTTGTCCCCACGGAAACACTTTGGAGCGAGGTGGACGGTGCCCAAATCCGGACGATCCTTGACGCGGACCTTTACGACGTCGGACCCGTGACCAGTCCCGCATACACTGGCACGTCGGCCACGTCGCGGGCCGATGGGGGGTCTCTGGATGCCATCCGCGCCGAGTGGGAGACCCATCAACAGGATGCGGAGGCGGTCCGGGTGAGAAATCAGAAAATAGCGTTTGGAGACAAGGAACTGTCTCTGTAGAATACACCATAGGACAAAACGAAATGGCGAGCCGAGCGGCAGCCACGAGTTGACAGAGCGTTGGCACCCATTACCGGGCGAGCAACAGCCGTCAACTCGTAGAGCGTCAGCAGTTTGCGAGGTACTGGAACAAAATCCAGTCTCCGGCAAGCTGCTATTTTTATGCGCACTACCGGAGACAGAGACAGGAAACAACGAACGATGGCAAAAGAGACCGACAGCGAAATCACGAAACTGAATGACGAAGACCTGCGGCAGAAGCGCGGCGAACTCGCCACCGAAATCCGCCGGATGTCAGACGTTTTCGAGTCCAACGGCAAGCAGTGGAAGGACGACGAACAGCGTCAGACTTACGAAACGGTCAATGGCGATTACGACGCGACCTACGGCGAACTGATGCGCCGCAAGGCAGCCTGCGAAATTGCAGCCCGCGCGTTGGCGGTTGAAGGGCAGGACGTGTCCGACGTGGTCACCTATCGCCCCGGTGGTGACCCCTCGCAACAGAGCGGGCAGCGTGATTCGTCCCCGTCGGACGCGGAATCCCGTGATTTGGCGTTCAACTCTTGGTTGCGACACCAAAACGGTGTCGATTTGACGGAGCGGCACCGACAGGCATGCCAGCGGATGGGGTTCAACCCCGGCCAAACGAAAGTCGATTTTCGGCTTCGTGGTGGTTTCAACGGCGCTCCGGAGGCGTGGTCCCGGCAAGGGCGGGCTGACATCCGGCGCCGACTCGAAAGCCGAGCGTTGACAACTCAGACCGGATCGTCCGGCAAGTACGCGATCCCGGAAGGGTTCAGCAACGAACTTGAAATGGCGTTGCTGGAATTCGGTGGCCCCCGGCAAGTCGCTCGCATTCTGCGCACCAGCGAAGGCAATGACCTCCCCTGGCCGACGGTGAATGACACTGGCAACAAAGGCGCGTTGCTGGCAGAAAACGCCAGCGTGAACACGCAGGACATTGCCTTCGGGGTGGTGACTTTCGGGGCGTACAAGTACGAATCGAAGGCGATCCTTGTTCCGCAGGAATTGATCGAAGATGAGGCGGTCAATCTCCCGGCGGAAATTGGCCGGATGTTGGGGGAACGCTTGGGACGGATCACGGCGCAACACTTCACGACCGGCACCGGGAGTGGCCAGCCGAATGGTTTGGTGACCGCCGCGACCGTCGGCGTGACAGCCGCCAGTGCGACTGCCATCACGGCGGATGAACTGATCGATCTGCAACATTCCGTTGACCCGGCCTACCGGTCCCGTCCGTCTGCCGGGTTCATGCTGCATGACAGCATCCTCGCGGCCATCCGCAAGTTGAAGGATGGCAACAGCCAATACCTTTGGCAGCCAGGGCTGCGTGGCGACGTGCCTGACCTGTTGCTGAACCACCCCTACACCGTCAATCAGGATATGGCGTCGGCGATGGCCATCAACGCCAAGACGGTCCTGTTCGGGGATTACAGCAAGTACATCATCCGTGAGGTTAACACGGTCCGGTTCTACCGATTGGAAGAGCGCTATCGTGATGCGGATCAAACCGGGTTCATGGCGTTCATGCGGGTCGACGGCGACCTTGTCGACGCCGGGACCAATCCGGTCAAGGTGCTGCAACAGGCCGCAGTCTGATCCTTGTTTCCAATCCGTGCCGGTGTTGGGCGGGCTGCCCGCCTGTCTGACGCCGGCACGTTTTTCCACTGAAGAGATAACCAGAGATGGCACAGAAAAAAATCAGAGTCAAGTTGAGGCACAACTCCGGCGTCAAAGGTGCGGAAGGCATGCCCGGCGACACCGTCACTGTGAACGCGGCCCAAGCGCGGGTCTGGTTGGACCAAGGCGCGGCCATTCCCGCTGACCCGGTCGAACGGGCGACCGATGACAGTCCTGACAACACGGAACAACGCTGATGACATTGGAGTTGGTCACGCCAGCGGCTGACTTGGCAGTCTCACTGTTTGAGGTGAAAGACTACCTGGGCATCACGCACGACGAATTTGACGTGTCGACGATCCGTCCGCTGATTGAGCGGGCCACGGCGCACGTTGAAGACCAACTTGCCGTGCAACTCATCACAGCGACGTGGAAGTTGCACAGGGACTGTTTCCCAACGGGCCGTGGGGAAATCGAGCTAGAGCGGCCACCGGTCATCACGGTGAGCCAGATTGACTACACGGACACAGACGGGGCGCCGCAGACCGTGGCGTCTTCGCAACTGGACGCGATCTCCAAACCGGGGCGTTTGCTGCCAGCCGTCGCGGCCACGTGGCCGGCGACACAATCACAGAAGGTCAACGCGGTTGCTGTCACTTTCACGGCGGGTTACGGCACAGAGCCAGCGGACGTCCCCCGGAACATTCAGCAGGCAATCCTGCTGTTGGTGGGGCACTGGTTCCACAATCGGGAAGCGGTCGGCGCGGTGGGGGATGAAATCGCATTGGGGTTTCAGGCGTTGCTGTGGGACGAACGATGGAAGTGAACACGCGCGGCGGTGGCCAGTACATCCACCCCATCACGGTGCAAAAGCCAGCGACATCGGGGGCTGATACCTACGGAGAGATTGACCTGTCGAGCGATGCGAATTGGACGTTTGTGGCTGAGCGGCGGGCGAACGTCATTGGACAGGGCGGGTTGGAGTATCGCGAAGATCATCAGCAGAAATCGACGGTCACCCATATCGTGCGGACCCTGGGGGACACTGCGCTGAGGCAAGCCGATGCAACGTGGCGGTTTTTGTGGAAGGACAAAGGGGAAACCCGGAAGCTCAACATCATCCGCAAAACACGAGTGCAGGAGATGCCGGAAATCCTTGAGTTTCGGTGTGCGGAGTTGACAACGTGAGCCAGTTAACCGGGGTCAAGGAACTCGACACGATGCTGAACGAACTCCCGCGTAAGGTTGCGAGGAGGGTCCTCATTCAAGCGATCGGGTCCGGGATGACCGTCCTCAAGCGGACCATCAAAAACCAAATTCCCGGCAACATGAAAGGCGTTCGGCAAGCGATCGGATCAAAGTTCTCCCGCGCACAGAGATTGAAACGGAACCAAGTGCGAGGCAAGGTGGGCGCGGCGGTGGGGGTCAAGAAAAGCCGCCAAGGTACTCTGCAACAGCAGCACAGACAGCAGCGGGGGGATAGGCCGGGCGTGGGCATCGGGGCGCGGAACGTGCATTGGTGGCTGCTCGGGACAGAGAGCCGTAAACAGAAAAAAACCGGGCGAAATACAGGCAGTATGCCGGCTGCGTCACCGAACCCGATTAGGGCCGGGCTGGCGGCGTCCGACCAAGCTGTGTTGGCGAAAATGAAACAACGCATCCGGATCGGCGTCGACCGGGAAGCTGCCAAGCTGAGAATCAAAGTAGGGACATAACATGCCGACACAATTTAACGATGCGGTCACGATCACGGGATCGCTGGCGGTCCCTGGGGGGATTGCCACGAAGTTTGACCGCGCGCAACTGAACCAAGAGCCTTTCGTCCCGCATGCGGTCCCCTTCGACCGGTTTCGCGTGCATGACGCCATGCAGACCAACCTGCCCGGCACGGCAGCGGCTGATGACTTGGCGGTCATCGCCGCTACCTTCGGAGCCGACGCCCCCACGCTACAAACCAGCGACGCCAAAGCCACGACGGTCACGCAACGCGCCCGTTGCCTGTTCATGATCCCTGCGGAGTATGACGACGGGGAAACGGTGTCCGTCCGCATCGCCGCCGCGATGAACGTCACGATTTCCGACGGAACGGCGACCGTCGACGTGGAGTGCTACAAGGCGGATCGGCAAGGGTCAGTCGGGTCGGACTTGTGCACAACCGCTGCGCAGTCGATCAACTCGCTGACGTTCGCCAACAAGGATTTTACGATCACCAGCGCGACGCTTGCCCCTGGAGACGTGCTTGATATCCGGATCACAGTGGCTGTGACTGACACAGCGACGGGCACGGCTGTGATTGGAGAACTCGGGGCCGTGGAACTTCTGTTGGACATCAGGGGGTAGCTATGAGGGCCGGATTGAGGGCATTGCTGACCGGAGAAGCGACGATTTCAACGATCGTCGGATCGCGGGTTTACATCACGCGAGCGCCGCAAGGCGCGGTGTACCCCCACGTCCTGATCACGCAAATGGGCAGTGAGGAAAACCTGGCGCTGGATGGCACCGGGCCGCTGCGGTTCCTCGATATCGACATTGATTGTAAGGCAACCACCGGCAAAGGGGCGGCGGACCTCGCGAAAGCCGTCCGGGATTTCATCAAGGATTACAGCGGAGCGGCGGGGGGCGAGACGATTGAGGCCGTGATTCTTAACGGCGAAGTGGACGGCTACGAAGACCCGCGAGACGGGTCCGACGTGGGCACAGTGATGGTCACGCTCGATGTGACAATTCAGTACGTGGAATAGGAGGCAGAACGTGGCGAAAGTGAAATGCAAAGGGACCGTGTTGCAACAGGACATTGCGACCGTTTTTACGGCGGTGGCGCAGGTGATTTCGATGGAATTGAACGGCGTAGAAACGGAGACCTTTGACAAGACGACCCTTGATACGGTGGGAGCCGGCAAGGAATACGGGCAGACCGGTTACGCGGAAGGGGGTAGCCTCGACGGGGAACTCTTCTACGACCCGGTGTTGGCCGGGCATCAAGCCATCACAGACATTGTGACGACGCCGGCGGATAACGATTGGAAAGTGATCTTCGCAGATGCGGCGGCCACAGAACTGCCGTTTACGTCGGCTGGTGTCGGTTTCGGAATCGCCGTCGCGATGAGTGATGGTTTGAAAAGTTCGTTCAGCTTGAAGTTGACCGGACTCCCCACTTTCCCCACGTGAGGTAACGCATGAGAGCGCGGATGATTCGTAGTGATTTGGCACCCGGCGAAGGGTGCGACCCGGACAACATCGAAGTCCGGGACGGGCAGCGGTACGTCCGGGAGGGGGCCGTGATTGATGACCGGCGGGCGTACCTGTTGGTGCGGCAAGGCGTGGCGGTCCCGGATGATGACGAGTGTCGGCAAGCAGCCGCGATGAGCGACGAGCAGGTGGGCCGCGCCCAACATGCCTATGGCCGCGTCGCGGCCGGCATTCGTCCGGAAGATTACGAACTGTATGACACTGGCCAAATCACAGGCTACGACCCGGACGGGGATTACGTCCCCGGTCCAAACTGGCAGGAGCCGGAGCTAGAGTCCGGTGACATGACCGAAGGGGGAGTCTACATCCCATGACCCGATCAGTCGTGACACGTGAAGGGTTTAAGCCGATCCCGGTTCCACGCGAAGACGTCGCGGTCCCGGAATTCGGCGAAGGCGCTGTGATCCCTGTGTGGGGGATGACCGCGCGGCAGCGGGCACAGTTCGACCTGTCTCTGACCGGCAAGGATAGGAAGATTGACCCCGCAAAGCATCGCCAGTATCGGGAGCGTCTGGTGGTTGCCTGTTGTCGCGACGATGAAGGGATACCGATCTTCTCTGCGGAAGATGTTGAGGTGCTCGCCGATCAGGATTTCAAGATCATCAACCGGCTGTTTTCCGTGGCGTGGAGACTGTGCGGCTTTGACGACAAGGATGTAGCGGCGCTGGAAAAAAACTGCGAGGGGACCACGCGCGGCTGACAGCCTTTCGGCTGGCGGCTCACGTGGTCCACACAACCGACGTTGACGGCATGCTGGACAGCATGACCCCTCAGCAATTTCAGGAGTGGTGTGCATTCGACAGAGTTGATCCGATCGGGAATCAAGGGCTGTGTGACACGATCGCCAACTTCGCGGTTGTGGTTTGCAACGGTCTTGGGGCGGAAATCAACCAAGGCGACTTGATGGCGTGGGTGAAGCCTTGGGGGACGTCCAAAACGTCTGGGCGGGCCATCTCCCCCAATCAAGCGGCGGCGATGGTCAAGGGGATGTTCGGCAATGGCTCTACTCGGTGATTTGGTCGTCACGCTTGACGCGGATTCTCAGCGCTTTGAGCAGGGGTTAAAGCGATCCAGCAAGCAACTCAAACAGTTTGAGAAATCATCGGGAGGGGCGGTGCGCAGCGGTCGCAAGCTCAACTCTTCGTTGGTGCAACTCTCTTTTGCGGGGGATGACTTTTTCGGCGTGCTAGCCGCCGGGGGTGGGTTGGGTGCGGCCATCCGCTCCACAGCCAACAACTTTGGCACGATGGTCACGATGATCAACCCACTGGCGGGATTGGTGACATCTGTCGGCATCGCGCTGGGGTCTGTTCTGGTCTCAAGTCTGCTGAAGACGGGAGAGGCAGCGGACAAGGCGACGAAGGACATCGACAAGATGTCTGCGGCCCTAGAACGCGCCGAGGAAGAACAACGGAAGATTGAACAATTCTCGGCGGACTCAAGTCGCATTCGGGGGTTGTTCGATGCTGAGTCGATCGACGCTGAAATCCTGCGGGTCAAACGTGAGTTAGAGGGGCTGCAAGAGGAACGCGACGTCCACATTGGGAATCTGGAGGTACTTGGGTTTGATGGTGATGCCGCACCATTCCCACTTGAGAAAGACGTTGAACGGCTGAACAATCAGCTTGAGCGGTTGGCGGTCAACGAAGGGCTAGCCGACTTCAACCGGCAAGTGGAGCAACTCGGTCGCGTCGAAGACATCGCCGATATCACCAGCCTCGACAAACTCACCGGCATGATTGATGAGTCGCGGGAGGCGCTCGCCAAGATGCAACGTGAGACGCAGGCTATCGCGCGGAATCTGGCCATCCTTGAGGACATCGACCCCACCGGCAAGCTGCCGGAGTTCGACGAGATTTTCAAGGAGCAGGAGATCGGAAGAGCGTCGTGTAGGGAAAGAGTG